AACGGGTTGCGGGCCTTGGGTGGCGTGTCGGTCAGATCGGGTGCAATGTTGTCGTCGGTAAAGGCGGTGGTCTCCGTCGCCCCGATCCAGCCATAGAGGCCGTTCTTCAGCCGGTAGACGTTATATTTTGCAGCGCCAGACACCGCCGACCATGCGATGGCCACGGTGTTGGTCGACGACAGCGCCGCCGCAGACGAAGCCACCGCATCGGATGATTGCAGGCTTTCCTCCAGCGTTTCCGACTTCACGGCGGTGATGGCATAGGTGTAGGTGTTGCTCCCGCCAGACGACGGCGTGGCACTTTGCCCGGTCGGGGCCGTGATCGACGGCGCGAAGGTGATGGTCGATAGCGTCCATGCGGCGTGACCCGTCCTGGTCAGCTTGCGCGGGGCGTGGGATGGATGGCCGAAATACATGGTGTCGGCCGATTGCGCGAATTTCAGCAGCGCCAGATCGGCGTCGGCGTAAGGCGTGGTCAGGGTGTAAATCCGCGCCACGGTGCCGCCGCTGGTGTAGGTGGTATAGGCGGTGCTGTTGACGTTGGTCCCGCCAAGGTCCTGGAGTTCAAACGTGTTGGCAGCCACATTGGCAACCTTGAAGTTCTTGCCGTTCACCTCGGTCATGCCGCCGACCCCGGCGATATAGACCTCGTTGCCGTTGCTGAACCCGTGCGCATTGGCGGTCACAACCGCCGGGTTCGCCTTGGTGATGCCGGTGATGTTGACCGCCGTCTCCAGCACCTGACCGCCATCCTTGATGACCCGCATGGTCAGGTCGCCGAATTCCAGGATGTAAGTCTGGGTCGTCGAGAACGCGAATGGGACCAGCCGCGCCACCTTGGTGCTGTCCTTCACCCTGGCAACAAACTGCGTCCCCGCCCGGTTCGAGACGCCGCCGTGGGCATGGACGAAAACGTTGGTTGCGGTCTTCAGACCTGTGGCGTATTTGGCAAGATCGACGCGGGCGTGCAAGCTGGGGGCGAGTTCGCCCCCGGAAAAGCTGGTCTGAATCTTGTTGCTCGTCGCCATTACAGCCGCGCCTCAATCCAGGCCGGGTCTTGCGCGGTGTCGGGCTGGCCCTGGCTGGAATCGCTGGCCCATGCCGAGCGGATGATGTTCTGATACATCGTCTCGCACCGCTGCACCCGGTTGGCATCTCCGGTAATCGGGTCGGCCAGTTCCGCGCCGAGGCGCCAGGACAGGGCCTGGACGAACAACGGGCTGAACAGAGTGGGATCGGTGACCTTGACGACGTAGATCAGCACCGCCGCCGCCATGTTGGTCAGGATGGTTCGGCTGGACCCCTGATAGAGTTCGATCTTGAACGGAGCCGGGTCATCTCCGGCAATGGTCTGGACGATCTCCAGCGCTCGCAGGCAATCGCTCGGCCACGCATAGCGATAATCCCAATGGTCGGGAGCATCGTCGAGATCGGCCAGTGTCTGGCGGGCCGTTGCAAAGTTCCAGGGGAAGTCCTCGAGAACGGCGTCCAGGCATTGCTCATAGAGGGCATTGCAGAACACGGCGGCGGTCGATGCCTCGGTCAGGCTCGATATGGCGCCCTGGCCGATGCGCGAAAGAGCCAGACTGCAGATGCCGACAACGCTCGCCATGATGCCCCCCCTTAGATGTCGTCGGTGCCTTCAGCCTCGATAGCCGGCTGGATCGCGTCCAGCGCCCGCGCCTTGCGGACTTTGCGCGGCTCAACCTCGTCGACCGGCTCCATCCAGTCAGACAGTTTCCCGGTGTATTCGATGACATCGCCGGGCTTGCGGCGGGCGCCGCCGACGAAGCAAAGTTTGTTGACGCGGACTTTCATCACTCACCTCTTGAGGTTGGGGAGGGCCGAAGCCCTCCCCTCGTCAGTTACGCCACGGCGTCCGCGTATGACTTCCAGGTGTACGGGTCGTTGGTCAGGAAGGCGTTGATCTTCCCGGCCGTGAACGCGGCGGTGCCGGTCACCTGCAGAATGCCCAGATAGCGCTCGTAAGTGCCTTTGGGCAGTTCCACCTTGGCGATGTAGGTGCCGGCGGTCAGACTGGCCACCGCGATAACCGGCGAGGTGTAATGCACCGTGGCGCTGCCATCGGTCGCGACGGCGGCGGTGCTGTCCGACGCCAGGGTGATCTGCAGAGTGGCAGATCCGCCCGACGTCGCGGTGGTGTCGACGCCGACCACCAGATACAGGCCGTCGATGTCGTTGACGTTATCAGCGGCGCCCAGGTCAACCTGAGAGCCGATGAGATAGGTCCCGGCCGCACCAGTGTTCAGGCTGGTAGCGTCGCAGAACTCGAGACGGGAATCGATAATCATGGTTCTCTCTCCTCTTCCCGCCGTTAGCTGACGGACGATTCGGTGTTGACGAGAGCGTCACACCGCTTGAACGGGATGCCGTCGAACGCGAGGACGTGCTTGCCGCCGACCGCATCCATGGTCAGGGTCGAAGACGCAACCTTGCTGGCGATCTGCCGGCGCAGGAACGACTTGACCTTGCGGTTGCCGTAGAAGCAGGCCCGGCCGAGGCCGAACGACGGGATCAGTTCGCAGGCCTGGGCGAGGCAATCGACCAGATCCGAGCCGGTGCTGCCCGACTTGGTCAGTTGCGACACGTCGATGTTGGCGATGCGGACGACATAGCGCCAGTCGCGGACGGTCAGGCCCACATCCCAACGATAGTGCGTCCGGTACGCTTCCATGCGGCCGTTGCTGCCGTCGACGTTCTCGATGGTCACGGCGCCCTTGTCGGACATCTGCAGGCCAGCCTTGCTGCCCTTGGGGATGATGCCGTGACAGGTGTTCGGACCCCACACCACCAGCCAAATGGAGGTGTTGTCGGAACCGGACGGAGAGGCGTCGGCCAGGATGATATTGTCGCCTGAGGCGGCGCTGGTCGCGTTGAAGCGGGGAGCAAAGCCGGTGAAGGCTTCCGGCTCGGTGGATTCGTTGCCGTAGAACAGGGTCTGAGCGAACTCCTTGTTCATGCCCTCCAGAAAGGCGGCATCCTCCGACGCCCGGAAGGCGGCGGTGTTGCCGTTGAGGTCGGCCAGTGCCTTGTCAACCTCGGCATAGGCTTCCAGCATGCCGCAGTTGTCGGTGACCTGGATGCTGGTGCTCTTGGCCGGCTGGACGCCGCCATACAGCTTGCGCCAGGTCGGGGCCGGCAGGCCAGAGCGGATGGTGGTCTTGTGGCCGGTGGCGAGATTACCTTCGACGAAGGCCATGTCGTCCAGAATTTCGTTCTGTTCGGCCAGGATTTCGACCACCGTGGCGATGCTGCCGTCGGGGTCGGTTACGGATGCCAAATCCTTCAAAGTCGGATTCGTGGCGGTAAGAGCAGCCATTTGTATTCTCCATCAAGGGAAGGGCGGCGTCTCCCGACGCTGCTGTTCCGGGTCTATGGTCAGTTCATGCTTGGGTACAATCGCTTGGCCGGATCGCGCTCGGCCTGGACGGCCGCTTGCGACGTGACAAGCTGGTGTTCACTGAGGGCCTTGCCGACATTGACGAGACCACGGACGAACTCGGGGTGGTTGCCCAGCCCCAGGCCCTTACCGCTGACGACCTCGGCAACGAAGGATGGAGAGAAGAACTGCTGAAGCGCCTTGCTGGCGACGGCGGCATTCTGCGGCAATGCCGCGCCACCGATCTCCTTATCGGCCTTCAGGGCAGCGCCCCATCCATCGACAGTCGCGGCCCATTTCTGGGCAGTGGACTGCTGCAGCTTGACCTGAAGATCGACGAGCTTTTGCGCCTGTTCCTTGGAGAGGTTCAAATCCTTGAACATCTCCTTGGCCATGGCCAAGGCATCCTCGTCGGCCTTCACCCCTTCGGGCATCTCGAAATCGCCATAGTCTTCCGGCGCACCGTCGGCCTTGCCGTCCTCGGACGATTCGGCTGTGGTGTCGCCTTCCGTGGCGTCCCCGGTCTGTCCCGTCTCCGTCGCCGCCTCAAGGATTGTTGCGTTATCCACAACACTCGGATCAGCGGCCGGGGTTTCAGTCTGCGATGTACCCGCCGCGTCGGTGGTGTCTGTAGCGGCAAGAACTGTTTCAGACATCTGGAGTCTTCCTCTTCAGTTGCTCAGCCCACATCAACTGGAAAGCCGCCGCGTCCGCCTCGATGGCCCTGGCCTGAATCTTCAGGCCCAGATTGCGCATCCCCTCACGGAAGAACGTCTCCGAGTTGCCAGTGAAGCTGGTTCTATAGATACCAGCATCTTCAAGAATTGACCACAGAATGTTGCGGAATTCGCAACAGTTCATCATGGCCTTCCAGTCGGATGCCAGTTGATCGTCGGCCGTCTTCGCCTTCGCGCTGGCCTGACGGACATCGTCCTCGGATGCGGGGGAGTAATCAGCCATAGAAGTTCGGCGCCTTGTTGATGGTCGAGAAGCGGTCGACGTCGTAGTGGATGTCGAAGAAGTTGCTGAACACGTCGGCGTCATAGGTGTCGCCGACATCAGCAGGATCTCGCCAGACGCGCCAGCAGATCACCGTGTCAGGCTCCATGCCCGTGATGCTGACCGCCTGCGCCTCCGATGCCTCGGCAATCATGTGCTGGTAAGCCACACCCGGCGCCGCCTGGGTTATCTTGAATGTCGTCGGATTGGCGAAGCCGAACGCCCCCTGATTGTGTCCCCTCGCCGCCGTCCAAGAGAGGTTCCAAACCACGTTTCCGGAGCCACTGGTCGATGGTATCCAGTGGATATGCGGATAGACTTTCGACCCAGGACGGAAGTCATGCTGGATGTGCGACTGGTGCCAGAACTGCTTGATCTGAACCCCGGTTCCGGGGAACAGGAATGCATAGAAGTTGGTCGCGCCGATCTGACTGTAAGCCGGATCGGACGACCCGGTGCCACGCACGTTGATCTCGCCGAGTTGATCGCGCCTCCCAGGCTGGCGGTGGGCGAAGATCAAATCGTTGTCGTCCTGTATGACCTCTTGAACCATCACGCTACCCTCATTCCAAGGATGTCAGTCAAAGCATTCTTCTGGCCGGTGTCGACATCAGACAGCACCTTCGCCCCCTGGACAGCCGTCATGCCGGCCTGGGCCTGCTGCATGGCCTGCTGCTGCTTGGCACGGCCCTGCCTCAAGGCCTCGACCTTGACGTCGGAGCGGATGACACGGGGCGATACGCCGAGCATCTCGCCGTATTCGTCGACGGCTTGATCCATGTCGAATTTGTCCAGCACCTCGGGGTTGGCCGCTGCCAGATTGCCGACGAACCCGGCCACGCGCTCGAGGCCGACAGTGCCGACCGCCTTCTGCGCCTGGGCAAGGATCGAGATGTAATCGACCTTGAGATCCATGCCCTTCATCTCGGGCGGTGGCGGCGGCAAAACCATCTTGTCCGTCAGACCCTGCCATCCGGCCTGGGAGTTGCGGACCAGGATGTTGAAGGTCCGGTCGATCAGCGGGCCGAGCAATTCATTCTGCAGCCGCTCCAGCACCGGGCCGAGGGCCAGCATCTTCTCCTCGTGCCGCTCGTCGATCTCGCGGGCGGTGACCTGCCGACGGTCGGACTGCGCCATCATCAGGAACAGATCAGCGTAGAAGGCGCGGTTGATGCGGTCCCGCACCTCGCCTTCCTTCATGGCGAACTCGTTCAGGCGGGGATTGACCTCGAACGTCGGCCGCAGCCCCTGGCCCTGGCTCATGGCGTCCACATAGGTGATGCCGCCGGGGAGAATGGTCGCGGGCTGGTTCTTCAACGCGGATGGCGCCTGCATCGGGGGTTTCACCATCAGGTCTATGGCATGAGCCGCCGTCTTCTCCATGTGCTGAAGCTGCTTCACGTCACCGAGGGCGTCCATGGCCGGAGACCTGCCCCAGGAGTCCGAGCCGGTCAGGTGCCACCGAGGCGCCATCACCGGGAACTCGTCATAGCCACCGATGGACAGGAACGACCCCTTGTCGGTGCTGTTCTGCTCCCAATAGCAGGAAATAAACGCCTTGCGGTCGGCCGGAATATAGGGCGATGCGCTCCCCCTGCGGCCGGCGAATTCAGGCACTACCCCCAGCTTGTGGGGATTCGGTTCGACGGCGTGGCAGACCGTGACCCACTGGTCATAGTCACCCCGGTCATAGGCTGCCTTGACATGCTGGCTACACTTCTCGATGCCGAATCGCCCGACGACCTGGCTGACCGTCAGTTGGAACGACCGATAGATGGAATCGACTGCCAGCCTCGGACTGTTGGCCACGAAGTACTCGCCGCAGGTGAAGGGGTATCCCCGGACGATGTCGTTGTAATCCTCCTCGACGAACAGCGCCGCTGTGCCGAACAGGCCAAGCTCCTCGTAGGTGGATTGCAGGCAGTTGTAGATGTTGGATGTGGCGAAGACCCGCCGCAGAGTAGTCTCGACCGACGACAGCCATTCCTTGACCGGGCCGAATTCCATCATGGCCGGATCACCCGTCACCAGTCTGAACCACGGCCGGGCCGGGCTGGTGATGCCGCTCATCATCCCCGACGACAGCGTGTTCAGCGCGAAGGTCGCGGTGCTGTCGATGATCTTGCTGTTGATCTTGTCGCCCCGGTTCGGCTGTCCATTCTGTTTATTTCCGAACCCCATGAAACGGCCGCGCCTCGGAAGGATGTAGTCCGACAGGTCGCGCCAGTGGGATTCCCACGACTGCCGCTCTTGCTGCAGGGCCGACATCCGCCTCTCGTAATGCTTACGGTCGTTCATGGCTAAAACTCCGTCACTGCCCGAGCAGGGTCTTTTGGCCGACATCAGCCGGAGAGGTCAGCCCGCCAGCGCCCGTGGCGATGGTCGATGCGGCACCCTGGGCGGCGGCTGCCCGCTTCTTCTCATCATCGCGGGCCATCTGCACCGCTTTGTCGGCAGCCTTGGGAGGCTCCGGCGGCGGCGGCGGCGGTGGCGGCGGTGCGGGTGGCTTAGGGGCTGACATCATGCACATGGTTGATCCTCACGCTGCGAAGGGGTCGTAATCGTGCAGGCAGAACTGCGGGGTCGTCTGATAGATCGACAGCGGCAGATCGTCCCGGCGGCGCGGCTGGACCTGATAGGCGAAGGTCAGCGCCAGGGCGTCGGCGGTGTCGGGGGAGCGCATGCCGCGTTCCTTCATGGAGTCCTTTGACTCGAGGCGGAACTTGCCGGCGGAATCGTAATCGTAGGTCGGGACGGCCAGATCGGTCTTCAGCTCTGGTAGGTTGGGGATGACTCCGCCGTCAACCAGCCATTGACGCATGCGGTCC